AGTTGACGAAATCGACCTTGAGCGTTACCGTGGGCAGATCGCATCCGGCGTCATACTCTGCCTGCACTGCCTTTCGCATATCTGCATAGCATTCGGTCAGGCTCTTGTAATTGTCGCCCTCGGCCACTTCCTTGGCTTCCGTCACCTGCATGTGAATCCACTTCGGATGGACGTATGCACCAATATTGGGACTGTCGATATAAAGCTCCGGTAGATAAAGAATGTTGCCATCCGCATCCTCGCCCGTGGGCATGATACGAGTGACAACATCGGTTTCGTCAATATCGTAAGAAATGCCGGTCAGATTCTTCCGTTCCCGGATATGCACATCCGAGTCCGTACCGACGCGGCCTACAAGGAATACATCGAACCAGTCACGGGCCAATTCGGCTCCATACGCCGACGTCAGGCCGCCATCCCCGAGCAGGGCCTCAACCGGATTCACATTCTCGAATTCCACGTCCTCTGCCGTTGTAGTCAGATCGGAGTAGAACGTAAAAGGATGGCCCGAGAGGCATTTTGAAGATATGTTTTGAGCGACCGTAGCGCCTGCTGTACCAGACGTGGGCGTATACGACTGAATCATATTGTCCAGAAGATCATAGAAAATGTGCCGGGCATAGACGGTCACTTTGTCGAGCTCCGGCACAATGCGGTAAATCCTAAACGGCTGATCACGCATCTGGCGGGATTCGATGACCTCGCCAGTAGCTTCGGCAGCCGTGGTCGTGGAACGCACGAAGGTCAGGTATTCTGCGGACATATAGCCGTGGCGGCCATCCGGGCAGGAAACCTCATACCATGTGTCCGAGGTTTTATCCAGCACGACCACCTGCGTCCCCTTTTTATATTTCCCGAGGATCTTATAGTCCGTACCCGTGCCAGAGCGCAGGCGCAGCGGATCACGGCTGGTCGAAACCTTGTAAATATCATACCCGACGTTCTGCGAGACAAGACGTACCTGCGGCGTCATGGCGGCGGGAACAGGAGCACGGAGAATATTACCTTCCGCCAGCCGCTGCCATTTTCCGAGATCGTCAATGGGATGCACCAGCGTAAGCTCCCACTCGCCGTTCAGGGTTTCCGTCACTGTACAGGACTGAGGATCAAGCGGCCCGAGGCCATTGTTAGAAAAATCCGTGCAGTTCGCAGCATAAACGCAAATCAATCTGGTTCACCTCCATTTGGGCATAATAAAAGCGCCACTCGGTTGAGTGACGCGAAAGGGAAAGCAGTTTATTCTTCGAGTAGGTAACGAAGCATTTTCTCAGGGTTTTCCAGAAAACGGAGAGACACTTGATAGTGCTCGGTTTCTTTATAGCTAACAGAATGGATGCCCTTGGAGCTCAGTTCATATATCTCCGCGCCCGGATATGCCATGAGTATTGGCGAATGCGTTGAGATGATAAACTGGCTGTTTTGCTTTACCAAGCTGTCGATTGCGGAAATGAGCGTCAATAAGCGCATGGGAGAAAGTGCTGCTTCGGGTTCGTCAAGGATATAAAGCCCGTTGCCACCGAATCGATTGAGGACAACTGACAGAAAACTCTCGCCGTGTGACTGCTTATGTAATGATATCCCGCCATAGCTACTTATCACAGGAGCGCCAAAACCGCCCTCTTGATCCATCTCATCAATATTCGTGGCCACGTTGTAAAAGCTTTCTGCTCGAAGAAAGAAACCATCCTTGGGGAAGTCGTATTTTGCCAGAGCCAGACATTGATGAAGTTCGGAATGGGTGGAATTGGTGGAAAAGGAGAAATTCTTTGTGCCACCCTCCGGATTAAACCCGGCTGCGACTGCAATTGCCTCAAGTAGAGTGGATTTTCCTGTTCCATTCTCCCCGACAAAAAAGGTTACTGGTGAATGTATTTCGATATGCTTCTGCTTTTTCAGATGCTTGATTACAGGGATACCGTTCAAATAGGAACCAGAAGAAGGATTCCTTTTGAGCATAACGTCTCCAATGAAGCGATTTCGATTGAAGGTCAATGTTATCCCTCCTGCCAGCGTATTCTCTGTAGCTTAAAACCAGTGCTTCTGCATGGCTTCCAAGAATTCTCTTGTTATTGGATAGTTTGAACTCTCGCCAATAACCGCATCAACACCACAATATGGGCAAAGAGCCGTTCCTTTTTGGTCAGGTATCCATTCAACAATCTCCGAAGGGGAGAATATTCGTAAGCAATAAAAACATCCGCATCGATGATCCGTCATTAACATGGGTTTGTTGTCAGCGGAAAATCTATGTGCTGCAATAATGTCCATATGCAGTTCACCTTACTTGCTCTTTAATACTTGTTCATAAAGTACTCGTAGAATTCCATTTCCTCATCTTCGGTCGTTGATTTATCAATAAAGGCTTGCAAGTCACTTTTCATTTGTGAGTATGTGTCATCGTAATTCTTGGAATTACAGAAAACTGTATGTACCATGGCCCCGTACACGCCACAAGTAATGGCGTAGTATCTGGAACACTCCTCTAAAGTAATTCTGCAAGAGGCTTTGTATTCTTCATCATAAAGGATAGTGCCACCCTCGCTTCCAGAAGAGCCGATAACATACATATTCTTCCACATATACATACTTCCTTACAAACTCTGATTTATGTGAATATTAGAATCGGCACTCATTCAGCGCTTGCAATGTGGCAGTATAGTCGCATTCACGCAAGGCGTGGATTTCTGCCGAATGCTGTGCCATAACATATTCCTTTATGCGGGCCTTATCGTTTGTCGAGAGGGCTGTGCCTTCGATGACACCCTCGAATGCTTTGAAGAATACTTTTTCTTCACCACTCAGTTTTTTGCCATCTTTTACTCTTTTCAGCAAAAGCTCAAGATAATCCCGAATAGCATACTGCATCATGAGGTTTTCGTGAATGCGGCCTTTCGATTCGGTCTTTTTCTTTAGCTGTAATACTTTGAGTGCTTTGTGCTGAACAAGCAATTCCCGGAATTCGTTTTGCAGATAATCACACCGTGCAAGCAACTGCGCATTGTTCTTCTGGAGAGAAGCGACCTGCTTTTTCAGCTTATTTACCTTGGGCTGCGCGATAAGGAAACCGGCAATAACACCAAAGATGGCACCGATGATCAGCCCCAGCCAGTCTTTTAACTTCTTCATTCGGCATCCTCCCCAAAGAAATCAAGCAATTCATCCACATTGGACTCAGCTTTACGGAATGCAAGAAGGTAATCATCGGCAGATGCATGATTAGTCAAATGCATTTCGTCCATGTCAAAGCTGTTCAGAACGGCATTTGTTTCATCCGTAAGGGAGTCCGTCATGCGCTGGAGGCTTTTAACATCCTGACTATTCAGGCGATAAAGACGCACAAATGCAGTAAACATCATACCTGCCAGCGGAACGTTGATGTACGGAACCCCTTTCTGCCGGATACAGCCAACAACGGCTTCTCCTAAGAAATTCACAGTATACGCGATGAGGCGAATCTGTGCCCTGCGGATATTATCATCAACACCGCGCATGAGGAAATATAGCTCAGCCAAAGATTTGACAATAACGCCAGCAGCGACATCCTGTGCGCGGATCGTGGCCATATGCGCATAAATCTCATGTGCTTTTGCCTTTGAACCATATGCATCATCAGAAAGGCTCTGCGCGACCTTTATCAGATAATTGGTGCGTTTACCATTTGCGTCATGATAATCAAGGAAAGAGCTTCCCGGCAGCGGCAGACCTTGCTTTGAAGCTGTGTCGGCGAGCAAATGCCGGACAGCCTGCAGAATGCCGCGCAGGCCATTTTGCTCGTACATGAGCTTGAACGGGTTATCCTCACCAATATCCAGAATATCATGGCCCCACAAAAGCCTGTGAAATAACCCGTATGCGTTCTTCTTATCGCGGTTGATAAACACATCGCTCATGATATCGATGTGGTCGCCCTTGTGATAGAGTGCGTTGCCAAGGAACGACTGAAAGCGGTCATATTCGCCGCTCGCACCACTGGCAGCCTTATGGATCTGATCCAGATAATGAGCAAGATCCTTATTGGTGCTTATAGCCACGCCAGCGATGCCGATGGCCACTGCATAGCAATAGTCCCAGCCGTCAAGGTTTGATTCAATCTTACCGAGATCTGTGGCGCAATCGCCTGAAAGAAGCGCCTGCTCATCGACAATACGGGTCAGCGATTCCTCAACAGAAATCAATGCTGCCCGATATTCAGCTTCAAAATTCGACACGTCAAATCTCCGGGAACATAAGCGCGACCCACAGAAGCTGCCCAATCAGGCTATTGTCGCAGCTTCCGAATGCTTTCTGGATGCGCCGGATATTGTCCTCGTCAATCACAATATCCTGTGCATCACCGAGGAGCTTGAATTCTTCAACAAGCGCGGTGCAGGACTTGCAGGTATCAAGATCGAGGCTGTTCAGCAGAAAATCCAACTGGTAATTAGGATTTTTATGGCTTGCAGCATAGGCTTTCACCAGACGCTGGCTGATACGAGCATTCATTCTATTCGCCTCCTGTATGGCATTCAAATCCAAATACATTATAGCAAAAGGAATGCAAAACTGAAAGAGGCATACCGTTACAAATAACGGCATTTCACGACAGAATCAGACAACGTAACGCCAATTGGGCTTGATGACCACGCTGGATACGCTGCCAGACCATGATACCGCGTTGAGGCCCGGCTCCAGCATTGGGAATTCTCCGCTCATGCGGTTGTTCATGGAGGTTACGCCGGAATACGCCTCCATGAGCGGTGTATCCAGCGTGATGCTGCCGCTCATATCGGATAGCTCCACGATGGTCATGCCCACCATGAGCGTGATCTCTCCATAGCCGGTTACGGTAATCACAGGTTCCGAGGCCACATTGCCCGGATTCGTGATATATGTCCCGGATGCCGTGAGCGTAATGGGTTCCACATCCGCCTGATACCAGAACGGTTTGCACCGGAAGTTTATGGAAAACGACCGGTGCGGATTGCCGCGCAGGATTTTCTCAAAGCTGATCTGATTGGCAATACGGGCATAATAAAAGCCACCATCACGGGTGGCAAAAGTGACCGTGCCGCTGCCCTTGAGCCAGTTGGCAATTTCGGGGATGCGGGAAGGATCGGAGATGACACAGGTAGCGGTGAGGATCATATCGTCGTATACGTTCTCACCTTCCAGCGTGGTCAGGCTGCCAGACTTGCCGGGTACATTCGTGAACGTCACGCGCTCTGCCGGTATTGTAATCGGAGGCTGCTCCGTCACATGGATACCGTACTCCGTGCAACGGACGCCATTCCAAGAGAACCAGTCGTTCATGCCATTCTCAATCCTTTCCCGCGCTGCTGCCTGCGCGTCAGTGTCGCAATCTCAACGGCGAGGGAACGAATATCCTGCTCGTCGCGGACATACAGCTTGTCCACCTGAATGGTTGAAGTTGTGTTTTGATTATACGTTCTGCGGTTATCATACGACCCGCTGCCTGCGCCATACTGCGCAGCGCTGGTCATATAGCGGGCCGCGTTGGAGATGATCTTGGCCTGCGCCTTCGTTTCCTGCAATACGCCCTCGCCAAAGCCGCGCATGGTCATGACGCCGACTTCATCTCGGAAAACACCAGACGGTGATTTGATCTTGAGCTCAGATTTGGCGGCATTCACGGCAGAACGCGCCGCAGAGCGCATAGCGGAAATGACGCCAGAGCGTCCGGCATTGATACCGGCCTTGAGGCCAGCCATTGCATTCACACCGGCAGATTTCAAAGTGCTGGAGGTCAGATTGGCATTGACCGCGCTTTTGACATCAGAGGCCACAGCCTGTCCGGTCGGAGTCATATTGTAGGAAGAAAGCGCGCTGGCCAGACCTTCGGCGGCAGTGGTGCCAGCGGTTGCAAGCGTAGACGCGGTCAGCGCCGTAGACACAGCCGTTTCAATGGAGGTGGCCATGCTGGAGGCATCCGTGCTGAAATCAAAGCCAGCCATGCCGACGCCAACGCCAGCCGCGACGTTCTCGCCCGAGGGTTTCATGCGTGTGGAAGGCGATTCGATACCAAGCGCCAGATTGATGGCAGCTTCCAGATTGGCTGCAACGGTTTCGGCGTCAGAATCCCAGCCCGCAGAGGTCATGCCTTCCGCAATGCCGAGGATGACATTGTCGCCGACTTCGTTGGTATCCAGTTCCTGAATGAATGTCAGGACTTTCTGGAGGTTATCCAAATCCTCCTGCTTAACGTCTTTGCCCTGCGAAATGGCCGACACGACTTCCGCGACATAGGTAGACAACCCGGCCAGATTTTCGGCATTGAAATCGAGCTGCATACTCTGGTCGAGAACACTTCGAGCGCCATCCTCGCCGCCCTTGAGCCATTGCCAGAACGTACCCTTTTCCTCATTGAAAGTCTTGATACGCTCCAAAGCGGAGTCGATCATATCCAGTGTCGTGGTGGGCATGATGCCCGCGCTCATGCCAAGCGCAGTTACGCCCAGCTGATCCACTTCGGCTACTTCCTGCCGGAGTGTCTCAATGGCTTCTTCCGAGCCAGTGATTTGTGGACTAATCAGGATGTGCATGGTGCCGTCCTCATCGAGCACAGCCACCTTATCCGGGGTCAGCAATTCCTTGGGAACAAGCGTCGCCGGGATTTCCACGCCATTCTGCCAGAAGGTGGCGTTGGCATCGGATAGGGCTTCTTCCGGGCTTCCGTAAGCTTCGCCCAGCGTGAGGATACCTTGCACTTCGACGGGGTTTTCTGCCATGAACTGCCGGTATGCAATCAGATCATAACCAGAGATCGTCACCATGGTTTCCAGCTTGGGCGCTTCCACGCCTTCCTGCTGAGTAAAGCCGGTGACAATGGCCTCGGTCGTGATTGCGCCGGGATTGGCCGCAAATTCTGCCCAGCGAGTCTCCGCACCGGTCATATCAAGGTCAGTGGCAATCTTGAGCACTTCTTCCGGGATGGCATCCGAGAACATGCTGGAGAGGCCGGGAAGAAGGTTTTCACGGTCGGAAAGAAAGCTCTGGATAGAGGCAATCTGATCCATAGCGCCGGAGAAATCCAGTTCCGGGAACAGATTCTGGACTTCCGTTTCGCTCATGCCGCTATCCAAAAGGGACTGCACTTGCATGAGCAGCGCGATATATTCCGTGATAGCGCCCTCGTCCATATTAGCAGAAATCTCGTTGAGATCTTCCAGAAGCTGGGGCTTTTCAGACTCATTGGCCGCGCTGTATTCGCGCAGTTTTTGCGTTAGGGTATCAATATCGGCAGCAGCGTCCTGAATATCGGACTGCTGCCACACGGGCATGATGATCGAGGCCATGGTCTGCGCATATTCCTGCGCGGCAGCCTGTCGGTCAGCATTGTACCGGGCGTTGAGCTGATCAAGCGCAAGCTGGCGCTCCGTTTCATCGGCAATCAGCTGGATAAGCTGGTACTCTTTGTCGTACTGCGCGTCCAGCTGGGCATTGATGGCGGCCATACCTTCAGCGGCAGCAACCAGTGCATCTTCGTAGACAGACACATCCGCGTCGGATTTTCCCTGTGCCTGGGCGCGGGCGATTTCCGCCTGCATCTGCTGCTCAATGGCGGCAAAGCCATCCGTATCCGCAGGCGACAGATTGTACTTGATCTCAATGGCCTCGCGGGTGTCGATCAATTCCTGCAAACGGATTTTGTCCGATTCGGAGAAGTAGCCATTCTGCCGACGCTTGAGCAGGCGCTCAATTTCCTTATCCAGCGAATCAAGCTGTTCGATGTCGGCAGCCAGCTGATCTGCGACGCCGGTATATCCGCCTTCCTGTGCGGTGGCCTGCATTTCCTTGAGCTCATCGCGGGTAGCGGCAGTCAGTTCCTTAAAGGAATTCGTCCACTCATCCACGATTTCGTCAGTTTCCTTCTTGCCGTCCGTCCATACAGTAAGAAGGCCATTGAGCCACTCGCGTGCAGTTTTGGTATTGCGGATAAAGTCTGCTTCGGAGAGGCCAAAGGCTGAAAGACCTTCGGATGATCCATAGAAAGTCTCAGCGGCAGTATCCTTCCATTCATCAGCGGTGTCCTGCATACCCTCAAGGGCTTCGCGGGCCTGCTTTGCACCGGTTACATAGTCAGCCAGCGCAACGGTGGCCGTAATGACAGCGGCGGCGACGGCGAGCCAAGTGGCCGGAGATTTGCCCAGCACAGAGATAAAGCCCTTCCATCCGCCACCTGCCGAACCAACAGCGGTGGCAAACTTGCCAATGCCAGTGGATACGGTGCCGACCACCTTGACGATCTTAGAGAAGGCAAGGATGGCAGGGCCAGCAGCGGCAGCTATGGCAGCAAACTTGATAATCATGAGTCGCTGTTCTTCATCCAGCGCCATGAATTTCTCCAGAAGTTCCTTTGCGCCGTCGATCAGATTGTGAATCGTCGGGTTCAGGTCATCACCAATACGCTGCGCAGCGAGGACGGCGGTGTTCTTGAGGTTTTTGAGCTTGGATTCCGTGGTGGCGTATCGCTTGCTGGCCTCATTGGACAACGCGACGTTTTCCTCCCACGCTTCGTTTGCCGTTTCCTGCGCCTCCGAAAACAGCTCCGTGGCATTGGTGGCGCGAAGCAAGGTGTCGCGCAGGCGGACTTCGGTAAAGCCCATCTCCTGCAAAGTAGCAATGGCGGAGATGCCGGTTTCGTCCATCTTGGAAAGGCCAACAATGAAGGCTTCGATGGCACCTGCCGGGTCAGACTTCCACATGGCCTTGAATTCATCGGTGGTCATACCAGCAACCTTGGCAAAATCCTTGAGCGAGTCGTTGCCAGTTTCCACGGCAACCTGCATCTGGATCATGGCCTTACTGAAAGCAGTGCCGCCAGCTTCGGCCTCCAGACCGACAGAGGAAAGCGCGGTTGCAAAACCGAGGATCTGCGGCTGGGTAAGACCAACCTGAGAACCAGCAGCGGCAAGGCGCGTGGCCATGTTCATGATGGCGCTTTCAGTGGTGGCGAAGTTGTTACCGAGATCGACGAGCGCTGATCCGAAGCGTCCGAAATCCGTCTGCGCCATGCGGGTGACGTTGGCAAACTGCGCAATCGATACAGCCGCTTCATCGGCTGCAATATCGGTGGAATTGCCGAGGTCGATCATCGTCCGCGTGAAGTCCACCAGATAATCCTTTTGGATGCCCAACTGACCGGCATTCGCCATGACCTCCGCAATCGTGCTGGAAGATGTGGCGATTTCGGTACTCATCTGCTTTACGGAGTCCGAAAGATGCTGGTATTCTTCCTCGGTGGCGTCAACGGTTTTCCGGACGCTGGCAAAGGCGGACTCAAACTCCATGGATGCCTTGACGGATGCAGCGCCCAGCGCCAGTACCGGCGTGGTCAGGTATGTGGTCATGCCTCTGCCGACCTTTTCCATGGCGTCGGCAGTTGCAGAACACTTCTTGGCAAACGCTGTCATAGCATCGCCAGTCTGCGTCCATGCAGAGCGCAGCGTGGCAAGGCGCTCGGTGACGTCCTTGATCTCCGCCTCGGTTTCCTTGAGCGCAGCCTCGGCCTGATTGAGGCCGGTGCGGGCCTTGGTCACAGCATCTGCATTATTCTGCAGGCTCTTGGTATTGGCGGTCAGCTGGCCTTGGAGCTTCTTGACCTCATCGGTGGACTGCGCATATTCCTCGGCAAGCGCGTCCATGTTGGCTTTGGCTGCAATGGTCGCGGAGTCGGATTCGCCCAGTTCCTGCGCAAAGCGCTCGTATTGCTTGGTCGCGGCGGTCAGCTGCGTCTTGAGATCCTTATTGCGCTCGGTGGCCGTTTTCAGGGATTCCGAAAGCCTGCCCTGCCGGGTATAGGCATTCTCCAACTTTTTGTTGGCGGATTCCAATGCACGGTTGTATTGGGTAACGGCCTTTTGCTGGAGAGCAAACTTCTGCTGGAGGGATGCAAGCTGTGCCTGTGCGCCAGTGATGGATTTCTCAAACCCATCCACACCAGCGGCAGCGCGCTTGAATTCGCTCTCGGCCTCCTGAATTTGCTTATTGATGGACGTGAGATTTCTACTGAAATTGTCCCCATCCAGTGAAAGCGACACAACAAGGTCGCGCAACACTTCGCTCATTATGCCGCCTCCTTCTATTTCAAATCAGGCCACACCTGATCGATGTAAGCCCGTTTCGGTTCCTTCTTTTTCTGTTCGCGCCGGGCATCCCACGCCCGGATACGCAAAAAGCCGAGCATGTCCATCCGGTCGATGTCATCAAAACGCCAGCCGGATTCCATGAGGGCGGTATATGTAGAGTAGATATAGTCGGGCAGCGTCAGGATTCCGTTGTCTGGTTCTCCGTCGCTGCCTTCGTAGGGAAATCAGAAAGCACATCCGTAGTCTGCGCCTGCACTGCCATGAGCGCCAGCGCAATATCGTGCATGAGTCGGTCAACGGGATAATTGTCCAGAACATCATCCGGAGAAAACTGATTCTGAAACAAAATGCAAAACCATCGGATCATGGTGTCCATGGCTTCCGAAATGGTAAACTTCGCATCCTCGGGAATGGCCTGCCCCTTGACAGCCAGTTCGGAGAGATGTACGACTTTCGCGTACATCTGCGCTGCGGGCTCCAGTTCACGCAGAGCGCGGCCCGATACGAAGTCAATGCTGTATTTCTTATCACGCAAGGTGCAGTTAATCATGAATACATCCTCCTATAAATGGGATGTCCCGCCGCAGACGATCCACGGCGGGACAAGGGAATTAGGCAGCGGTGAAGGCAGGCTCGTAGACAGAGTCCAGGAAGGTCGCAGCCTTTTCGGCAGTGAAACCATTCTGGCCCTCGTCGGCCACAGCCTGATAGCGACCGTCGCTGGTGCGCTTGATGGCCGTCCACTCGACCTCGCCGGTCTGGCGGGTAATCGTGGTGCCTTCCTTCGTGGCGTAGTTCTCCGTGACCGGCTTCGCCCTGACCTTGTACAGCCAGACGTAGCGATAGGTCTTGTCGGACTTTTCGCTCATGAAGCCCACGGCGAAGTAGCCGGGCTTGTCGCCGGACGCACGGATCAGGACGCCGTTATCATCGATCTTGTTGGAGAAGATCATTTCCTGAATGGTCAGGGGCAGATCAGCGAGCTTGGTCTTGAAGGAAAG